GGTCGCCGGCGCCCCAAGATTTGCCTAGAGTTGCGGCGCCCTAGCGTTCCACCACAGGATAACGGCAAGACGGACCACAATCGGTTGTGGTCCTTTCGTGTTTTACGAGCTGCGGAAACCACAACCGGTTGTGGTTGGGCGGTCCCGTGTCCAAAATAAAAAACCCCACAATACCGCGGACGGGCGCCAGGGCCGGCGCCGCCGCTATTTGTCGGCGGACGGACCAGTGGCCGCCTAACCAAAACCGGATTCCCAAACCAACGGCGGTTAACTGTGGCAATGGTAGCGCGGCGCTGGTCGATTTCGGCGCTGGCCGTCGAATTGAGCGCGGACCGGCGGACGATTGCCGCGGCTTTGGCGGACGTTCCGCCGGCCGGCAAATCCCGCGGGTCCCCAACGTTCCGGATGGCGGACGCGGTGGCGGCGCTTTATGGAACGGTGGACCCGTCCAGGGCCGGCGCCGCGCCGCGGCGGCAACGGTTGGATTTAACCGCGGAATCGGCCCGGTTGAAAAAAGCGCAAGCGGACAAAACGGAATTGGAGGTGGACGTTTTGCGCGGGACGTTGATACCCGCGGAAACGGTCCTTTTGATTTGGGCCAATTTCGTTACGGCGGCGCGGGCAAAATTCATTTCGCTACCGTCCACGGCGGCGCCGCGGGTTATCGGGTTGGAATCGGTGCGCGAGGTGGAAACCGAATTGCGCGAGTTGGTCCACGCCGGGCTTTCGGAGTTGAAAGAATATGATGGCGGCGAGTACGGCAACGGCGCAAGCGTCGGCGGTACTATCGAAAGCGGTCCGGTTGATCGGCCCGCCGCCGTCCCTGACGGTCTCCCAGTGGGCGGACGCAAATCGAATACTAAGCCGGGAGGCAGCAAGCGAACCCGGCCGGTGGCAGACTGACCGGGCGCCGTTCCAACGCGGGATTATGGACGCGATGGGCGAGCCGGGAATCCATACCGTCGTAGTAATGTGTTGCTCACAAGTTGGGAAAACTGAGGCGTTGCTAAACGGGATCGGTTATTTCATTGACCAGGACCCGGCGCCGATATTGGTAATCGAACCGACGTTGCAAATGGGTGAGGCGTTATCAAAGGATCGCGTTGCGCCAATGGTGCGCGATACGCCGGCCCTGGCCGGCAAGGTGCGGGCCGTCCGGTCGAAGGATTCCGACAATACGCTTTTGCACAAGGGTTTTCCGGGCGGGCATTTGACGATTTGCGGGGCCAATTCCGCGGCGTCCCTGGCCATGCGGCCGATACGCGTAATCTTTGCCGATGAAGTGGACCGTTATCCGGTGTCCGCCGGAACTGAGGGCGATCCGCTGAAACTGGCGTCAAAGCGTTCGGCCACGTTCCACAATCGCCTAACGGTTATGGTTTCGTCGCCAACGGTTAAGGGCGCGTCCAGAATTGAACAGGCTTTCAACCAATCGGACCAACGGCGTTTCTATTGTCCGTGTCCCCATTGCGGGACGTACCAACCGCTATTGTGGCGAAATTTGAAGTGGGGCAAAAACGCGGACGGCCACGGTTGGGACGGTTTGGACCCGTGGTTGGAATGTGAGTCTTGCGCGGGCGCGATACCGGAACAGGCGCGGCCGGCAATGCTGCGGGCTGGCGTTTGGACCGCCGAAGCGTTCGCGGCTGGCGTGGCCGGGTTCCATTTGTCCGAGCTATATTCTCCCTGGGTGCGCTGGCGCGAAATGGTGGCCGGCCATTATGAGGCAATCGGTGACACCGAATTGCGGCGCGTTTTTGTGAATACGTGTTTGGGCGAAACGTTCGAGGAAATCGGGGAGGGTATCGAACCCGGCCGCCTTATCGACCGCCGCGAAAAATACGCGGCGCCGGTGCCGGCTGGCGCCGTTGTCCTGACCGCCGGCGTTGATGTGCAGGATGATCGCCTAGAGGTGCAGGTGAGGGCGTGGGGGCCAGGGGAGGAAAGTTGGCGCGTAACCTACCGCGTTTTGTACGGCGATCCGGCGCAACCGGAAGTGTGGAACGCGTTGGACGATGTGATTTTATCGGGGCAGTTTGTCCACGAAACCGGGAACCGGCTTTCGGTTTCCGCAACGGCCATTGATAGCGGCGGCCACCATACCAAAGCGGTTTATGCCTACGTGCAGACGCGAGCGGCGCGGCGCGTTTTCGCCACAATCGGCCGGGCCGGGTTCGGCCGGCCTATGGTGTCGGCGCCGTCCAGGCGCAAAATGGGGCGGGACCGCCGGCCGGTGGATTTGTTTATTGTCGGCGTGGATGAAATCAAAAGTCTGGAACAATCGCGGTTGCGGCGCCAGGACCACGGACCCGGTTATTGCCATTTCCCGGAAACAGACGAATTTTCCACGGAGTATTTCGCGCAATTGACCGCGGAGGATTTGCACACCACGTTCCATATGGGAGTAGCCAAACGCGTTTGGAAAAAGAAACGGACGCGCAACGAGGCGCTCGATTGTTCGGTTCTGGATTACGCGGCGCTTGTCCTGTTGAAGCCGAATTTTGCGGCCCTGGGCCGGCGCCTGGACCGTCCGGAAACGCCGGGCGGTAATGATCCGTCTGGCGGCGCAAAGCCGGGTGGCGGCCGCGTCCGGCCGCCTGCGGGAAAGCGTGGCGGGTTTGTCAATAGGTGGTGACGATGAGCGTTATTGAGCCAACAACCATTTTCGCCGGGGCGCCGGTTACGTGGACGAAATCCCTTTCCGACTATCCAGCCGGAACGTGGACGTTGACCTATACGTTTTTGAACGCAACCGGGAAATTTACGGTGGTTTGTTCCGCGTCGGGAACGGACCACGTGGCCACAATTTCCGCGGTGGCGTCGGCGGCCCTGGTGGCCGGCGTTTACGGGTGGCAGAGTAAGGCAACGAAAACGGGCGCCGCGGCCGTGGTCGAATATGGCGAAACGTTGGTTGTTGCCGATTACGCGGCGGCCACCACGTTGGAAACCCGAACGGACGCGGCCATAATCGCGGCCGCGATTCTGGCGGTCCTAAAGGGCCGGGCCACGGAGGACCAGTTAGCGGTGTCCATTGCCGGGCGGTCGATTACAAAAATGACGCTGGCGGAGTTGCGGACCGAATTCGCGGCATGGTCGGCGGTTGTGGCAAAGGAAAAACGCGCCGCGGCGATTGCCGCGGGTACGCGTCCACGTGGCAAAACGTTGGCCCGATTCCCTTGATCGGTGGTGCAAATGCGGCTGGTTGATATTTTCAAGCGGAAACCGGAACCGGCGCGGCGGCCGCATTATGTCCGCCTGCCGGCGGCCCGCGGTTTCAATGCGGCGAAATCGGACCGCCTGGCGTCCGGTTGGTTGACACAATCCGAGTCAATCAACCAAAATCTTTATGAGTCCCTAAACGCGTTGCGGGCGCGTTCGCGGGATTCCTATTTGAATAACGATTTTGTGCGGCGCTTTGTGTCCATGAATAGGACCAACGTAATCGGCGCGAGGGGCGTTATCCTGCAATCGCGGGCGGTGGGCGCTGACGGAAAGGCCGATAGCGGCGCGAACGACGGGGTTGAAAGGGCGTGGTTGGATTGGGGCCGGCCGGAAAATTGTGAAGTTGCCGAGCGGCTTTCGTGGGTCCGCGTCCAATTGCAGGCGATAACGTCCCTTGCCGTGGACGGCGAAATATTGACCCGCCACGTTGTCGGCCGGCCTGGCGGCGGTAAATACGGCTACCGTATTCAAATGCTGGACCCGGAATCCCTGGATTGCCGCTATAACGAAACCGGTCCGGGCGGTTCAATGATCCGGCTTGGCGTCGAGTTTGACGCAATGGGGAAACCGCTGGCCTATCATTTGCGCCAATACCATGACCCGGCGCGGGCGTATACCGCCGGCAACGGCCGGAAATATGTCCGCGTTCCTGCAGCCGAAATCGTCCACGCATTTTCCGCGGACCACGTTGGCCAATTGCGCGGATACCCACCGATTTCGACGTCGATGGGGCGGCTCAAAATGCTAGATGGATATTTTGAGGCGGCCATGACGGCGGCCAGGGCCGGCGCCGCAAAAATGGGATTTGTAACCACGCCAACGGGTGATGAATACGAGGGGGACGGGGAGGATTCGAGCGGAAACCGCGTAACGGATTTCGAGGCCGGCGTGATCGAAGAATTGGCCGCCGGCCAGACGTTTACCGCGTTCGATCCGCGTTATCCGCATGAGCAATTCGGCGCGTTTGTCAAAACGTGTTTGCAAACTATTTCCGGATCATTGGGACCCGGCGTTTCATATTCGGCGCTTTCGGGTGACCTTGAGGGCGTGAATTATTCCAGTATCCGGACCGGGGTTTTGGAGGAACGCGAGGCGTGGAAAGCAATCCAACAATTTTTCATTGAAGCGTTTTGCCACCCTATTTACGAGCGTTGGTTAACAATGGCCCTAACGTCGGGCCAAATTTTCGTGGTTCCGCCGCGTGAGGGCGGGCCGCGGCCGGTGCCGCTCAAGGCCGGCATGGAATCCAAACTGCGGGCCGTGTCCTGGCAACCGCGGCGGTGGTCCTGGGTGGACCCGGCCAAGGACATGTCGTCGGCCGTTGAGGCAATCAACAATTGCCTAACCACGCGGTCCGCCGTGATTCGGGAACAGGGCCGGGACCCGGACGATGTTTTCCGCGAACTGGCGGCCGAAAATGCGAAAATGGCGCTGGCCGGGATTGTGCCGACGCCTGGAACCCAGACGCCGGCGGCGCCGGACAACAATGGGGGAACCGATGCCGAATAAGGCGGGCGTGGTGGCCGGCGCTTTCAAGGCCGGGGAGCGGGTCCGGAGCGTCGAATTTAGCCGGGAAGCGGTGGACCCGGACGCCAGGACCGCGGCGGTTGTGTTTTCGTCGGAGGCGTTGGTTGATCGCGGCGGGTACTATGAAGTTTTGAGCCACGAACCCGGCGCCATCCGTGGCGGCCGGCTGGACCGCGGTATGGCGGTCCTGGTTAACCACGAACCCGCGGACCACGTGGGCGTTGTTGAAAGTTGGACCGTTGGCCAGGACCGCCGGGGGCGGGCTTCATTGCGTTTCGGCGTAGGCGCAAGGGCTGCGGAAATTTTTGAGGACGTTAAAACGGGGATTCGGTCGGGCGTGTCCGTGCGGTACGTTGTCCACGATTTCCGCGAGGAAACCGCGCCGGACGGGTTGCCGCTAATGAGGGTAACGGATTGGGAGCCAACGGAAATTTCGTTAGCCAGTGTGCCGGCGGATATTGAATCGGCCGTTGGGCGCACTATCACCACGTGCCCGGCAACGCCGGGGGGGAGAAGTGAGAACATGAGCCAAGAGCAAAACCCGGCGCCGGCCGCGTCGGTGGTGGACGTTCGGGAAGTGGAAACGCGGACGCGTGCCGCGGATCTGGCCCGCGTCAATGAAATCATGGCAATCGGTGACGCCAACAAGTTGCCGGAACTGGCCCGCCACGCAATCGCCACGGGGCAGACGCTTGACGATTTCCGCCGCCAGGCGCTTGACGAAATCGGCAAGCGGCAAGCGGCCATTTCGTCCGCGTCGGCGTCGGTCGGCATGACGGAAAAGGAAATCAAGCGGTATTCCTTTGTCCGGGCGATCCGGGCGCTGGCCAATACTACGGACCGCGGTTTGCAGGAAGCGGCCGCGTTTGAATTCGATTGTTCGCGGGCGGCCCAGGATTCCAGCGGCCGAACGTCCCGCGGTATCATGGTGCCGCATGATGTGACCACGTACCAGCGTGCCGTGATGATCGCCGGAACCGCGAACGTCGGCGGCTATTTGAAGGAAACCGCGATTCATGCGGAATCTTTCATTGACGCTCTGCGGAACCGTTGCGTTGTTTTGCAGGCCGGCGCTACGGAAATGGGTGGCCTGGTCGGGGACGTTGCGATTCCGCGGATTGATACCGTGTCAACCGCAACGTGGGTTGGCGAGGACACCGCGCATACACAAACGAACCCGGTTTTGGGGCAGATGGCCCTTACTCCGCGGCAGGTCGGCGCATATTCGGACATTTCAAAAAAACTGTTGGCGCAGTCCACGCCGGCCGCCGATATGATCGTCCAGAATGACCTTGCGCTGGCCCTGGCAACGGCCATTGACCGCGCCGCGTTCCACGGCACCGGGACGCTGCAGCCGTTGGGCATTGCCGGCGCCACGGGCACCGGCATTACCGGCGTTTCAGCGTCCTATACCGGCGCCACAGACGGCGCCTCGCCGACGTATGCCCATTTGGTCGGCGTCGAGTCGGCGCTTGCGGGCGCCAACGGTGACGTTGGCAAAACGGCGTGGATTACCAACGCGTCGGTTCGCGGCAAGTTGCGGCAGATTTTCACCAACGCCACGTATGGAAGCCAGCCGTTGTTTACCAACGTTGCCGGTTCGCCTGGTGAGGGTGAAATCCTGGGATACCGTTGTTTGGTGACTAACCAAGTCGCCAATAACGTTACGCGTGGAGCGTCAACGTCAATTTGTTCTTTCGCGTTCCTGGGTGATTGGTCGGCGCTGGTTGTCGGTATGTGGACCGGCGTAGATTTGCTGGTTGATCCCTATTCGCTTTCCACGCGTGGCCAGGTGCGGGTTGTGGCCATTCAGTTGGCTGACGTTAACCTGCGGCAGGCCGGCGCTATGGCGTTCCTGGGTGGTATCCTGACCACGTAGGCGGCGCGTCGGGTGTATCGGGTGGGCGCCGGCCGGGCAATCTGGCGGCCGGCGCCTAAGTTGAAAACGGCGGTCAACGCGAGCTGTTGCTTTTTCGTGATAGTTGCTGCCGGCGGCAGGCCGGCGGCGGTGAAAGGTGGGGGTTGTGGCAAACGTTTTTGTTGTGATAACCGCGGGCGTCCAGGCGGCCGGCAAAAGTTGGGCGGCCGGCGATCTGGTCGAAGTGTCCCAAAATGACGCCAATATTTTGTTAGGCGTCCGCCGGGCCGTTTTGGCGACACCGGAGGAAATCGCGTTGGCGGCCGGCGTATTGCCGGACGTTGACCCGGAAGTTACCGCCGATCCGGTGAAACCGAAACGCGGACGGCCGGCCCGTGCCGATTGAAACCGCCGCGGACCGGATGGCGGCCCTAAAGTGGGCCGGCCAGTTGGTAACGCTGGACCGCGTGGCCACGCCGGCGCCGGGGGAAACCGTGCCGGTGGGCGGGCCGCCGCTGGTCAACGCCTGGACCGCGTGGGCCGTATTTGACCGGCAATTTGTGGCCGTGTTAGGCGTCGAATCCTACCGGCCAACGCTGACGTTGCGCGAAACGGACGCGTATTTGGTCGGGCATAACGGGGCGGCGGCGTATCTGGCCGAACGGGCGACCGTAGCGGCCACGGAAACGCTGGCCGGGACGTTTACGGTGTTAGGGATCGAACGGGACGGGACGGGTCTGGCCCTAATGATTTTGGAGGCGTCCGCGTAATGGCGCAAAATGGTGGTTTTTCGATCCGGCTCAAAACCGACTTCGCGGTTACGCGCCGCGAATTGGAACGGATTGAGCGGGTCCATATCCCCAAAGCCAAAGCGGCGGCGTTTGCGCGGGCCGGAAATGCCGCGTTGTCGGCGGCGTCAACGGAATTGGCAATGGTGGCCGGCGTCCCTAAGTGGATGATTCGGGGCGTCGGCGGCGGAGCCGGCGCGAAATCGTCCGGCGCCAGGCTACGGCGCACCAATTATATCCCGCGAATCGACGGGATTATTCTGGTCCTGTTGCACCGGCATATAAATCCGGCCGGCAACGTCCGAAAGGAAAACCGCGTAACCACGATGGCCCGCGGCGGCGGCGTTCGCGTGGCGGCGGTTGGTAAGGCGTACCCAAACGCGTTTCATCGGCCCGGCCCGGCCGGCGGCGCGGTCTTTACGCGGATCGGCACCGGGCCGGGGCGCGGCCTGAAAATGGAAACGCTGGCAATGGACCCGTGGGCGGAAAAATTGGTCCGGCGGACGGCCGGCGTGGTGGTCCCGCGGGTTTTCGCGGAACGCTTTGAACATGAAATGCGGCGCCGCATTAAGTAGCGCGGGGGGTTGCGGGTAATGGCCCACGCCAGGGAAACGATCCGGAAGGCCGTGGTAACCGCGGTTACCGGGTTAACGTCCACGGGTTCGCGGGTGACCTGCGGCGTGGCGCATGACCGGCCGTTGGCGTCCCTGCCGGCCCTGGTGGTTGAGGTGGCCACGGACGGCGGGGAAACGGTATCGGCCGAAATGGAAAACGAATTCGGCGCCGTCCATATCCGCCGCCTGCCGGTGACCATAACCGCAATGGTATACGGCGGGACAACGTATTTGGACGCGCTCGATTTGATTTGCTTAGAAGTCGAAACGGCTATTCATGCGGCCACGGCGCTAACGGCAATGGTCAAACGGATCGGCCTGGAATCAACGGAAATATCAATGTCCGGGGAGGGCGAAACGCCGGTGGCGGTGGCCGTCCAACGGTGGGCGGTCCTTTATGCAGTTGACGAAACGGCGCCGTCCGCGGCGCTAACCTAACGGGGGTTCCAAAATGGCGATTGTGCGGGGCAAGTTGGCGCGGGTTTTGATCGGTTCCACGCCGGCGGTTGTCGGGCATCTGGTCGGAAAAATCGACTACGAAGTTTCCGATACGTTGATCGAAACGACGGCGTATGATTCGACCACGCGGACATATGTGCCGGCCGATTTGAAAACGGCCACGTTGTCCATTGAGGCGCAATTCGATGCCGCGGACGCGCCGCAGGACGCGTTGCGGACCGCAATGGTGGCGGGTGCCGTGGCCCTGGTCCCGGTGACGATTTACCCGGAGGGTTCCACGGCCGGCCTGGTGAAATTTTCCGGGTCGATGGCGCTCAAAAGTTTGAAAGTCCTTTCCGCGGACGTTGAGGGGATAACCAC